CCCTCTCGCCGGTGGCGGATGCTGCGCCACTCCAGCCGGTGGCGGATGCTGCGCCCCTATCGCCGGTGGCGGATGCTGCGCCCCTCTCGCCGGTGGCGTGGTTTTTCTTTTCAGCGTCTGCCTTTTTGATGGCGTTGTCAAAGTCGCACTGCGCCTTGACGTACTCCACCTGGGCCTTGACAAGCCCCGGAATACCGATCTCCGCGCTTAATGTCAGTTTCTTGCCGACGCGTTTCGTATCGTCGCTTTTCTTGTTACTGACCTCATCCAGCTCCGCTTCAAAATACCGGGAGCCATCACCGGGCACGTAATAGCCCAGCACATCCAGCGGCATCTCACAGGCATGAAGCCCTCTCTCGCATAGTTCAATGTCGCCATCGACCTCCGCCGTCTTGCCAAGCGTATACTGGAATCCACGGCACTTCATGTCCTTGTCTGTTGCCTTATAGACCTTCATCTTCCATCCCTCTTTCTTATCACCTTTTTGGCGTTCTCGCGCCTTGCGCTGTTCATGCTGTAAAAATCGGCCTCGCTGTACGATGCGTACCGTTTCGCCTTGTTGGCCTCAACGTCCCGCCGGAACGCTTTATAGTCCTCGCACTCCCCGTGGCACCTTTCGTGTCTGCGCTGGCAGCCCTTGCAGGGCGGAGCCGTCCGGTTCACCAGCCCGATCATTCCCACTTCACCAGCGCTTTCACCACACCGGCCTGCGCCGCGTCCTCGTGGCTCATCAGCACGTCCACCGTGTAGCCGTACACACCAGTATCGGCTGCTATGTAAGTCTTGCCGCCCAGCGTCACGGTGCTGCCCAGCGGAATAACGTCCGGGTCTACCGCCACGGCCTCGCCGATGTCCACCCACAGGCCGGATGCCGTCAGCACCTTGCCGTCCCGCTGGTTCATGTGGGCGTAGGGTGTGCAGCAGGCGCAATACCCGGTGATGTCGCACACCAGCAGGTTCTCCGGCTCCAACTCCACGACCTCCCTTGTGGGCGGCGATTGCACAACGTCCTCCTGCACCGGCGGCAGCGTCAGGCACCACGCCACCAGCACCAGCAGCATCACCCACAGGACGATTGCCACTACCCACATACGCCTGCACCATCGCCTGGTGCGGCATAGCCGGGAGTATTCCCGCGCCCGCCTGTTCCGCTCTCTCATCGCCCCAGCGCCTCCACGCCCTTGACGATAGCCCAGCTTAGCCACGCCGCGCCGATAAACGCCAGCGTCCATGCAAACCAACTCATGTCGTTTCCTCCTGTCGAATGTACTCGACCTCGATAATTTCCATTCCGTTTTGCCGTGCCCATAACATCACGGCAATTTCAGCACACGTCATAATCTCTTGCCTTTCCTCTGCGGTCGTGGTATACTATCCGCAGAACATTTTGGTAGATGTTTCGGAGATGCCTCGTTCGGTGTGCCAGCACCGGGCGGGGCTTTTTCTTACCCATTCTCAGCGCGTTTGGCGATAATGCTGTCAATCGCCATTTCAATACGCTTCTTTGCGTCCGGTGGCTTTCGATGCCCATTCAGCAGCATACTCACATAAGGCCGGGAAACGCCAAGCTCTGCCGCTACCTCGTCGTATGTGATTTCGTGAACGTGCATCTTGCCGACCAGCTTGCCTGTCCAACTCTCCAGCAAATTTAGCCCTCCTTTGTTTTTTTGGTGCGCCGCAGGCGAGAATAGTTGCGGTATTCCCGCCTGCGGCTAAATTTGTGGTTGCAAAAGTTAACAAAGTATGCTACTATGTGCTTGCAGGTGACGTCACGACGTCCCTGCCGGGGCTCCGGTGTCCGTTGCGGGAGCATCGGAGCCTCGTTAACTACCGTACCTTCAAGCAATAAAGTAGCGTTGACACGGATACAATGTATCGGGGTCTGGTTTTGTGTTACCTTCCGTAACCCACGTTCCCATTATAGCGTTACCAAACGAAACTGTCAAGCTAAAAGCGTTATCAAACGAAACTTTAGCAACTCGCACAAATACGGAGGTAAATAATTGTGGGATTTTACGAAAAATACCTTTGCTTGTGCAACTCTATAAATAAATCCCCATCTGCCGTTGCACTTGAATTAAAAATAGGGAAACCTTCTGTCACACGGTGGAAAAACGGGGCTTCTCCTCGTGACGCAACTGTATTAAAAATTGCCGATTATTTTGGCGTTACCGTCGCAGAACTGATGTCCGGAGTAGGCGAACAAGAAAAAGCCCCCGCCGCAAAGGGCGAGGGCTCAAAAGAAGCTGCATCAAACTTTATTAAAGCTACAAATGATCGTGCGGCGTTGTTGGCTCTTATCAACGAAGCCACGAAGAAACTACAGGAGCTGGAATAATGCCTACACTATATCCTACCGATCCGCAAGACTGGCTGCGAACGGAAGCGGAACGGAAAGACAAAGAACAGGAGCGCAAAGAAAAAGCCGACAAGGAGCGCCGTGAGAAAACACGGTTTATTATTACAACTGTTCTTTCGGCTGTTGCGGCAATCGCTGCTGTTGCAGGAGTGATAATTCAACTTGCTTGAGCGCGATCAGCGTATCAAGTTTGTCTGTAATCCCTTTTAGGCCAAACACAACATCGTTGATCTGGCCTTTCATGATAATGCTGTTTTCAGCCAGCCTATCAATGTAAATCTCGTAGTCTTTGCTCATAGCACACCTCTTTCTTTTAACGTACTCATAATATCAGCGCAGTCCTCATCGGAAAGCTGGTCGATTTTTCTAAGGGCTATTCTCCGCAACGTTTCAATATCACATTGCGCCAATGCATCTGTTTTTATTATACCCCAGGCGTTGGCATTTGTGCAAGAACTCATTTCTTTCCCCTTTCTTAATTTGACATATTATTTTCTCGGTGTACAACTAAGTTAGTACACTTGTAGTTACGCACAATCTGTTTGTTGCCCACAAATGGGCAACAAATTAAAAAATATTTCAGGGGGAAGTGTTTATATGTGGGCCTTTGTTAAATAGCCCCGCTGCTCCCGCAACGGACAGCGGGGCTATTCTCGCCGGTGGCCTCCCGGCTTTCCGGCTGCACGTCCACACTAACAAATCAGGGTTTGGAAGGTCAATGCCAGATTAGGATAATTGCTGTTTTCGGCGCAACAGAATTAGGATTTTCCTACCCAAAAAGGGAAAAGGGGAGAAAATGGGAAAAACATTACAGGATTTGTGCAAAGATGCAAAAGACCGACAAAACTTAACTATACAAGATCTTTCCGATATGACGGACATTTCGACATCGACAATAAGCAATTTTTTCTCCGTATCATCAAAGGAACCGAGCGTGTACAAAATGGGATCTATTTGTGCCGCTCTTGGCGTTTCGATGGATGAATATTTTGGGATTGAAAAAGAAGTGACAACAGAAGATGAGTTAGCACAAGCCAACGAAAAGCTGGCGCACCAAAAGCAGCTGCATGATGCCGATGTGCAGATAGCCCATCTTGAGGGCGGCATGGAGCAGATGGCAAAAACCATTAACTACCACCGCAAGAAATCGCGGGACACAAAATTTGCTATTTATGGCCTTACGTTTTTGTGCGCCATATTTATGGCTGTTATCGTGGGATATATCTTTTTTGACTACCGTATCCCCCACCAGGGGCTTATTCAGGGCGGAGAGGCCAGTATATTCGCGTGGATTGTCTTTTTGCTGCTTGCGGTCGGTATTGGCTTTTTTGCCGCTATTTTGATGATGTATTTTCGCTATGCAAAAAAGTATACATTGTCGCCAGATAAGGGAGGAGATAAACAATGAGTGTAGTATTGCGGGCAGCATTATACCCGCGTGTGTCCACAGAAGAGCAGAAAAAGTTTGGCTTGTCTATTCACGATCAGCAGAACGACCTCGAAAAATACGCCAAAGCCCACAATATGAAGGTGGTAGGCGTTTTCCAGGATGCCGGGTTTTCCGCCAGAAAGAAGATTGAAAAGCGTCCCGCCATGCTTCAGCTGCTGGAAGCCGTCAAGCGTGATGAGGTGGACATTATTCTTGTCACAAAGCTGGACCGGTGGTTTCGCAACATCGGTGAATATTACAAGGTGCAGGAAATCCTTGAAGCCCACAACGTGTCGTGGAAAACGATTTATGAGGACTACGACACGTCTACAGCCGCAGGCCGGTTGAAGATTAACATTATGCTTTCCGTAGCACAGGACGAAGCTGACCGCGCCAGTGAACGCATAAAAAAAGTGCTTGATGCAAAAAAAGATCGAAATGAGGTTTGCACCGGTCATCTGCCGAAAGGCTACAAAATCGAAGGGAAATTTGCTGTTATAGACAAAGAAGCGGAGCCGGTTATACGGAGATACTTTTCTACATTTTTGGAAACCGGATCCATAACAAAAGCGATGGACGCAGTACCGGAATTAAAACTTAAATACCAAACAGCCAGCCAAATGTTGGACAACACCGGATACATGGGAGACTGGCACGGGATAAAATTACCCCCGTATTTAACACCGCAGGAATTTCAGCGTGTGCAAGACTTACGCACCAGGGTGACGCGAAAATCCCCTTACAATCGAACGTATATTTTCTCAGGGCTAATAGTCTGCGGGGAATGCGGACGCAGAATGACAGGGCATCCGTCTCCACGGCCAAGCGGGGCGTGTTCTTACTCTTACTATTGTCAAGGGTCTGCCCATAGAAAAGGATGCAACAACGGTAATTTTACTGTCGAATGGAAAATCGAAGATTATCTGCTGTCGACAATAGACGAGCAGATACAGATCAAATTGCAAGCCAAGCCGCGGCAAGAACCCAAAGCAAACCAAGATGTGCAATTAAAGGCTTTACAAAAAAAACTATCCAAGTTGTCAGAGTTATATATAGACGACATGATCTCAAAAGCGGACTACTCAAAAAAGTATGCAGAGCTGACATCACAAATGGACGAGATCACACAAGTAAAATCACAAAGCCGCGCACCAGAAGAAATTGCAACCTTATTTTCCGCAGGATGGCAAGAAATATACAAACAACTTACCCGAGAAAACAAACAGGCTTTCTGGAAACTAAAAATAAAAGAAATCCGGCTATACAAAGACCGCCGGATTGAATTTGATTTTCTGTAAGTACTTAGTTTATATAACCCGTTAGGTTACACAAAACTAAGTACACAAGAGTATCCCCCGCCAAAACAGGCGGGGGATATTTTATCCTCGCATCTTTCGCATCACGTTATCATACATTCGCGCGTTGGTCACTTTCAGCGCATCCATCAACTCGTCCACTATGGCCCACGCCTGTTCCGGCGCGCGGGATGATACCGCTTGCATAAAGTCACTGTCACCGTCTACCACATCAGGAGCCGGTGCGCTGGAATACATAGCCACCGGTGCAGGGTTTCTCTGCCCTTCGTGCTGGTTTTGTATAATGTACAGCGCAGCCAACTTCTCGTAGTTCGGCCAGCTTGACTGTTCCGTTTCCAGTCTGGCTATCCAGGCTTTAAGTTCCTTTTCGTCGATCAAGGGGGACTACCCCCTCTCAGCCCTCCACGGCATCCATGCACCGCTGAATGGCGTTGCGGATGGTATCATCATCCGCATTGTCCAGCATCTCTTGCAGCTGGCGCTTCATGTCATCTTTTGCGCCGTCGCGGCTATAATGGCCGCGCACATAATGGGTGCCACGTCGTGCGTAGGAGCTGCCGCCGCCGTAGCTGTCGCGGGAATACCTGCGCTGGGAATAGTCGCCGTCGCGGGAGTAACGCCGCTGGGAATAATCGCCGTCACGGCTGTACCCTTCGTCTTCCATCAGATCAATTTTGTCGATGTTCTTGATGGTGCTTACCAGCTTATGCGCGATGTCCAGATCCCCGGCGCCCAGCTCTCCTTTGTGGGCGATCTCGTCAAGCTCCTTGCAAAGCATATCGCGCAAATCGTACATTGCTTTCATACTCATGTTAATTCTCCTTTCACGCGATTCTCTCAACCGTCAGGTTTGAGTTGGCGAAGTTGACGGCCTGAGTGCTGGTGTTTTCCATTGCGACCGTCAGGCAGCAGCCCTTCGGCACGCATACCTGTGCGGAAACATAGATATTGAAATAGTTTTCCACGGCAGCAGGCGTCACCGTCGCTGTAGCGCTGGTCAGCGCCTCGCCGTTGACGGCCAGCGCGGCGGTGATGGCTCCCACGGTGCCGCCGGTGGGAATGGCGATGTTGCCGCCGTAAGTGACTTTGTACAGCGCTCTGCACTGGTTCGTCAGTCCACGCAGCGTCACCACCCCGGCACCCTCACGGTGTACGATGCACGGCTTGCTGTTGACCGCGGTTTCCGTCAGAGGCACATTCTGCCCTGCGGCCACAGTCACGATATTGGCGTTGGTAAACTCGGCCAAAATAATCACTCCTTTCAAAATACAGCGGCGGAGCTATTGCCCCGCCGCGTTGGTGTCAGTATCAGCACGGGGCTGAACAGTTCGGAAATTCCGAACAGCTGGTGCTATGCAGTTGTCAGCAGCCGCAGCCGGTTCCGCATCCGCCATAGCTGCTGCCCGCCCAAGGATTACAAGTGATGTAAGCTGGGGTGGGGCAAGGGCGCAGCTGGGAGATCAGGTAGTTGTTCTGCGCAGCCTGAGATGCGGCAAGGCGCAGCTCCTGATTGGCACTTTCCAGATCGCGCATCTTGTTCTGCGTCAGGAAGTCAAGGATAGCGCGGCTATTCTGGTTCTGGTTGTCGATGATGTCACGCGCAGCGGTGTTGACCGTGTTGCGAGTATCGCACGCCTGCGTCGCCATGTCGTACCGCACCTGGCCAATAGCCGCCCTGTTCTCGCAGCAGCACTCCTGGTTCTGCATCTGCATGGCGGTGAGCTGCTGCATCAAAGCGGCCTGCTGATTGCAGCGCGCCAGTTCCGCAGCGGAGAAGCCGCTGGTCACAGCCTGTGTCACACCGGCAAACCCATTCAGCATACCGGTATTCATGGCGTAGAAGCCGTCACAGATGCCGTTATTCACCGCGTCCAGCTTGCGCTCGATGTTGGCAAAATCAGAGGTCAGGACATAACCGTCCATCACGCCGTTGCCGCCGCCACCGAAGCCAAAGCCGTTACCCCAGCCGCCAAACGCGGCGAAAATCAGGAACAGTACGATCATCCAAACGCTTTCTCCACCCCAGCCGAATCCACCACCGTTACCGGTGTTCGCAGGGGCAACAGGCATAGTCAGCATGGTGCCGTCAGAGGAAAGAGACATAGTATCACTCCTTTTGAAAAAATATTTATATCAAACCGTGGCCACGATTTTGATTACTTAAAAAGTCCCTGAAATTGGTTTGCCATTGACTGTATCTTGTTCAACTGGTCTTGTGAGATTTTGCCGCTTTGCAGCATCTTTTCTACTTCCGCTTTTGGGTCGCCTTTGAAGTTCGCTTTAAACTGCTTGAACTGCTGCAATAGCTGGGGAAAGCCGCCCATCGGCCCCGGCATCTGTCCGCCACCTAACGCATTGAAAAACGGATTGTTACTCATCGTCCTCTTCCTCCTCCACCTTGCGCTTCTTCTTGCCCTTTATTTCGCCCACAAGCGCCGCCAGCGCGTCGAACTCCTTACGGGTCACATATTCCGGGGCGGGAGCTTTCTGCGCGTCAGGAGCGCTTGCAAGGCGTTCTACAAGGTCATACGTCTTGAGGGTTGGCTTGCCGCTTGCGTCGGCCTGTTTCAAGTAAACTACGGGAGCCGTGCTGTCCCACAGCGCAATAGCAGAGTTGGGCGCAATCAGCCAATTCTCCGCCTCCGGCCTACCAGCTACCCACTGTACGCCGCCCTGCGCCACCGGGTTCTGCATGGGTGGAATTTGCGGTATCTGCGGCGTCATGGTCTGCATCTGCTGCTGCCGAAGCTGGGCAAGGTTGTCCTGCATTGGCTGCGGGTAATAAGGGTTGAAATACGGGTTAAATGCCATAGTTACGCCTCACTTTCTTTTTGCCAGTAATACAAAACAATTTCGTTTTCGCTGTTCCAGCTGTCGTAAATTACGCCGTCCTGCACACACACGACGTGCCCGGATAGCGCAAGGATAAACGTCCCCTCCGGGTGTTCATCGGCGAACCTACCGACTGTGTAACAATCCGGGCAAGTATCCGGAACCATGTACCGCTTGTAGCCTATCCGCCGAAGATACGCACCCCACACCGCGTTGGCAGACGGCATATCCCCTTCCAAATACCCCTCTATTGCCATAGCAAGGTACGTTTCGCCCCACTCTTTCCCGGTGGCTTTTGAAATAGCCCGAACGGTGCAGTCTCCCACATTTTTCCCGTGTGGGTTTTCGTTGAAGTAGCTATACATGCGCCGACACCATTTCTATCACCTGCACATAAGCTTTCAGCCCCGGGAGGTCATCCTGATACGCCCAAATGATGTCCTCCGCCATCTGCTGTGTAAATCCCAACGACACCAACTTTTCGACCATGCAAGCACCTCCGTTTCTTGCAATAAGCGTAACAAAAAACTGCCCCCGCAAAGGGGCAGTTAAAGGTCAGAAAAAGGCCGTTAATTTGCGAATTATTTACTTGTACAATACCGCAGAACCGATGTATAATAAAACCAGCCACTTCGGAATGCTCCCGGAGGGCATCTTCCCCATTCATTATGCCAGGTTCCCCCCTACCGGGCGCAAACAAAGAAGCCGCACCTTTTCAGGTGTGGCTTCTTTCTTCGTCTGCAAATTTCTGATACGCTCTCCTGCGGCACCGCTTTACCGTTTCCGGGGAAACATTTAGCAGTAACGCCGTTTCACAATAGCTTTTCCGCTTCACGTCACATTCAATAACGCACACCGCTTCGTCAGGCGGTAGCTGGGCGCTCATAACATACGCAATAGCTCGCTTTGGTGCCATGCTCTGCAATCTGCGCCGTATCTGCTTGTGGTAGCTGTCCATAACACGGTTTTAGCCGTGAGCTTGCGGGACTTTACGCCGGGGAAAGAGGCGGCTTGTCGTAGCTCTTTCCCGCCCAGCAGATTTGTTTTACTTCACGATCTCCCACGTGCCGCTTTTCCCGTCCGCGCTCCGCGTCACCTTCACGGTGTACGTTTCGGTCACGGTCGGCTGTTCCGGTGTCTCCGGCTCCGCAGGCTTCGTCTCCTCCACATACGGGATGCCGAAGTATTCGCAAAGCCCCTTTGCCGCGCTCTCGGCGATCTCCTTCATGTGCGTGTGAAACCAAGCGATGTCATCCAGATTGTCGTGGAAGGCGTGCTCCTCGTAGAATGCCACAGCGTTTGTCTTTTTCAGCTCGTACAGGTCGGCGCGGGGGACGAGCTTCACCGTGCGCGGGTAAATCTGCTTGCGATACTTCACCATGATCTCGCCCAGCTTCTTGCCGTTCTTGGAGTAGGTGTAGTACATGGGATGGCAGCCCTGTGCCGTGCCGTTGGCGCTGGCGTTGGTGTGGCTGACGTAATGCACATCCGCGCCCCATGCGTTGCTCTCCCGCACGTTCTGCTTCATGATGGCATCGCCGTTGTCGCCGTTCATGGGGGTGCGCCGGTACCCGCGCTTGGTGGCAATGCCGCAGCGGTTCAGGATCGGCTCCAGAATGTCGATGTACTCGTTATTTTCAAGTGCCTCATAGCACTGTTTCCCGTCCGGGCGGGGATATACACAGGGGTTTGCCATGTGCATAGCCGGGGACAGGTATACTTTCGGGGCGGCCATTTACATAGCCTCCTCATCCAGCGTAGATTTCTTGTAGCTGGCGCTGGAAATGCCCAGCAGCGCGCCAAGGAACACGGTGATGCAGGAGATAGTCCCCGCCACCTGCTCGATGTACGGCCAGCCCCAGATGCCGCCCAGTCCCACGTACAGGGCACTAAGGGCGGGCAGCACGATCATAACCACCCACTTGATGATGTCATAGGTCTTGTTGTTCAGCTTCATAATTTTTCCTTTCCGGCTTTACGCCTCTCGCTTGATGGGCAGCTTCCTTACTTCCTCCATGACCCGTTTTGCACTGCCGTTACCGCCCATCTTTTCATACGGCTGATACAGATAGTCATTGAGGTTTTCGTACTCGTCCTGCGTGACGTACCCTCTCGTCACGTACACCATGCCCAGATGGATGATGCGGTCATGCGCCAGACCCACCAGCATCTTCCGCTCTGCGTTATTCTTGTCCGCCCGCTTCGATACCAGTGCCCACAAACCGCTGCTTGTCAGCACCGCTACCGCCAGCGGTACGGCAATCTGCTGTACCCACGGTTCCATTCGCCGCGTTCTCCTCTCAATTTATTTTTACACCCTCGACACCCTTCGACCGTTTTTGACACGCCACCTGTGCTATCCTGCTTGCAGAAAGGAGGTGTTCCCATGCCCGAGTATTTCACTCTGTTCAACGCCGTCACCGACGCCATTGCCCAGCTTGAAAAGGCCGTTGCCGCACTCAAGCAGGCACAGCTCGATGCCGAGGAAGCATACATCCGGCGGGGGGAGTAATCTCCCCGCCCTTTATGCTGCGTACACGCTCTCGATCAGCGCACACAGCTCCGTGTACTGCTCGTCCGTGATGCGCCCCACGGCGTAAAACACGTCGCACTTCTGCTGCGCCTCCTCACGGGTCTTGTAGAACCGCTTGTTGATGAGCTTCGTCATAATGTTGTACATAGTCGTTCTCCTTTCATTTTGTTGTTACGCTTTCTTGTGCAGCCGGATGCACACGATGCCCGAGCCGCCGGCAGCACCTTTTGTGCGCCCTTGGGGCGAATTATAAGCAGTACCGCCCCCTCCACCAGAGCCCGTATTTTCCTGACCAGAGGTTGCCTCTCCAGCGATACTTCCACCATTTCCTCCCCCGCCTTCGCCCCCAACACCTGCGGTACCTTGGCCGTTCCTATCGTGTGTAGAGCCACCGCCACCTCCGCCGGCATAAAGCTTACCGGTAGTCTCGCCAAACTCTCGTGTAGTAGTGCCTTGTCCAGAACCGCCTGTGGAATAATTGTTATATGTGTTTCCTCCGCTGGAGCCGTCGGAGCCACCATTAGCTGCATTTTTTGTAGCCGTCGTGTTAGTTGTTCCACCAGCTCCTCCACCAGAGCCACCAGGGCTGCCAATGTAATATGAACCTGAATTCCTACTGCCGCCTTCAACAGAGCTGCCAAAAGCAGACGTAGAGCCTCCGGGGTTTGATGGGTCAGTATAAGAAGCACTCTCTGCACCACCGCTTCCAATGATTATTTGATATCCCTGTTTCGCCATTGGGATTATATTGGTTAGCGTTTTTGTAAACCCGCTACTGCCACCAGCTCCACCATTGCCGCCGTCGGACGCTGCTCTCCCACTGGCCCCTCCCCCAACAAGGAATACATCAATAGGTGTTTCCTTCTTGAACGTAATCACACCACTGGTCAGCAGCTCCACAACCCCGTCATCCAGCCGTTCGTTGTACGTTCCGGTGTACTCAAACTCTAACCGTTTAGCAGTACCCCCCCCGCAATTAACGCTTTACCGATAATCATGCTCATCCGATAACCTCCATATCCGCCTGATAGATGGTTTCCACAGCCTCGCCCAGCTGCTGCGTCAGGCTGTCTATCTCGTTGTTGGCTTCCTCCAGTGCCGTCAGCACCTCTTTGCCGTCACGGTAGAACTTGCCCTCCGTGTACGTGTCGCCCATGCCCACCGGCCTGTCACCGGTGTACACGGCGGAGGGAAAGAACTGCTCGTTCCGCTTGTCCATTTCGATGATGTTGGTAACACCACCGTTTTCCACTAATGCGTATCTCATATCTCACGCTCCTTTTGTCAGCGTCACAGGCCCCTCTCCGCTGATGATGTCGCCGAAAGAGGTCGCGCCGCCCTCGCTGCCTATCGCCACGTCGTAGGTGCCATCCAGCACCGCCGTGGCGCTCTTGCCGTCTGCTGTGGTCACTGTTGCCGCCGTGGGCTTGTCAAAGGTCGCCTGTCCGCTTTCCAGCAGCACAACGCTCCCGTCGTCCCTCATGCTGTGCCTTGCCGTGTAGCTGACCGGGAAGTACACCGTGCCGCCGCTGATGCCCATCGCGATGGGTTTTCCTGTAATAGCCATGCAGCACCTCCTTACTGTTTTGTCGCGTTACTCGCCAGCCATGCGCGGAACTCGTCGGAAGCGGTTGCACCTGCGGAGAAGGTTATATAGTTGAGCTTGTCACTTCCCCACGAGTTAGTTGAGAATGTATACACCGTTACGTCATACCCGGACGGGTAAGAGGTGTACCAAATTTTTGAGGTCGTGCAACTTAGGTTTATCCCAGTACCTCGGTTAGGATTAGAGGCGTCACCAATTTCGAACTCTTGGTTATTGAAATAAACATCACTCTCCGGCGCATACAACCTCTCATTCAGCACCCACGTCCCAGCCAACTCCGGCAACGGTGCGGCGTCACGGAAACACACGATACCGGAACCACCAGAAGCACCTTTGCCGGCTGTTGCAGCTACCTGCGGGTTATAGGCTATGGCACCTCCACCGCCACCACCACCTGTGTTAGCTACACCGGCTGCTGGTGCTTGAGCAATAACATTGTCATCCCATGCAAAACCTCCAGAGCCGCCACCGCCAGAACCGCCATTACTTATAATAGGAGCAGTACTAGACATGGCGCGGCCCCCACCGCCGCCACCCGCATAAAGCTTACCTGTAGGCTCTCCAAATTCTCGAGTAGTAAAATTCTGACCAGTGCCGCCATTTCTATCGACTGGGTAGCCGTGCTCGCCATTAGAGCCGTTGTATCCACCAGAACCGTAGTCGGAATTATAGTTAACGCCACCACCGCCGCCAGAGCCTCCCGGGTGGCCGCTTAACGTTGAAGCGGATGTGCCCGAGATGACGTTGCCGCTGAAACCGCCATTTACTGACAGCTTGTCTCCGAATGAAGTGGATCCGCCGTTAACGCCCATACTTCCGCCAGCACCAATATTTATTTGATAGCTACCTTGCACACTTATTCTTCTTGAGGTTCTTGTGTATCCACCGCCACCGCCTCCTCCGATTTTGTATGCCCTAGTGCTGTTAGTTCTGATAGAGGAACCATCTCCGGCGCCACCGCCACCAACCATAAACACATCAATGACTTTCGGCTCGAGGAACACAATGGTTCCGCTGCTGTGCAGCTCCACCACGCCATCTTTCCTCACCACGTAGTCCCCTGTGTATGTAAATTTCAGCTTCGGCTTACCACCGGCACAAACAGGGGACCCACATATACTTGCCATATAAACCTCCGTTCCCGACCTCCGAAACGGAGGCCGTGTTTATTCTTTGTGTAGCCTTATGCACACGATGCCAGAGCCACCAGAGCCAGCGTGGAGCTGGCTGCCGTTGCCTCTCCCGCCTCCACCACCGCCAGTGTTTGCTTCGCCATCCCCACCATTTACTAAATAGGTGCCGCCCATACCACCGCCGCCCTCGCCGCCAGCGAGGCCAGTGTGTGTACTATCAGAACTGCCACCACTGCCGCCTCCTGCATAGAGTTTTCCGGTTGCTTCGCCAAATTCGCGGGTGGTGGTGCCTTGTCCCTTGCCGCCGATATAGGCTCCTGAACTCAAACCGTTTGAACCGTCAGACCCTCCCTTGTTTGCAGTCCCGCCGCCGCCGGAACCCCCAGCACCGCCAGCAGCTGCGTTCGTAGAGGGTTGACCGCCGTTTACAGTAGTTCCAAATGCAGTTGTTCCTCCACCAGCAAGGCCGATAGATGATGTACCCGTTCCATAAGCACCCCCGGCCCCAATAGAAATCTGATAGTTTACGCCTTTTTGCAAAAGAATTTTCGTAAGTGTTTTTGTGTAGCCGCTTCCCCCACCAGCAGCAGCGCTGCGAACATCTTTAGCCCCGTTTCCGGCACCACCGCCTCCTACCAAAAAGGCATCGATATACGTGTCCTTCGTGACTTTCAGCGTCCCGGTACTCAGCAGCTCCACCACGCCGTCCTCAAGGCGCTCGTTGTACGTTCCGGTGTACTCAAACTCTAACCGTTTAGCAGTACCCCCCCCCCGCTATTTGCGATTTACCGATAATAACCATCGTTAGCTTACCTCCTTCACGTCGTACACCGTCACCTGAATACTCAGGTCAGCGGTGGGCTTTTCGCCCACAGCGTAGGCGGTGAATGTCCCGTTGTTGTTGGCGATGTAGATAGCGTTGGTGCCGTCGTCCAGCATCTGCTGTATCGCCGTTGCGTCTGCCTGAATGTCCGCCTGACTGGTGGCCGTTCCGCCTGTGATGGTCACGCCCTGGGTGTAGGGGCTTGCGCTCCCTGTCCAGCTTGCCGCCGCCAGCGTCAGCGATAGCTTCTTGTCCGTTGCCTTGCCCGCCACGGCGTTAATGGCCTGAGAGGGCGTAGCCGTTGCCGGGTCAAGCCCAAGCGTTTCCGCCACCTCGTCCGTCAGCAGCGTGGACTTGTTCAGCGGCGTGCCCTCCGTGGTGGGGTTGTCATGCCGGGTCATGTCGTACACGTTGTCCTGCCCGGAAACAGGCGTGAGCTTGACGCGGCCAGGATAAAGGGAAATTCTGTCCTGCATATCTGCTCCTTTCCAAAAAAGATGGAGCCGACTACGTTTCCATAGTCGGCTCCTATTGCCCTTTCCCGTGCCCCGATTGGCCGGGAGTAACGTTTATTATTTGATTTCGTTGGAGTACAAGTCTCCCGAGTAAAACCACGACTTGGCTATGTTCTGCACAAGCTGGTCTACCAGTATGAGGATGCTTTCAATGTCGTTGGCCTTTCGATAGTCCAGCGGCATTGTCGGCACCTTTGGGGTATCAGCTGGCACAGGCAGCGCACTGCGTATTTCTGCGATGTCCGCGAGGTACTGGTCAATGTCCGCCTGCGTAGGAATGTCCGTTTCCGTCCACCCTTGCTTTGCCGTAACCGTCACGCTGTACCCGCTGGCCGCTAACTCCTCCGCCACATACAGCACAGCTCCCGCAACGCGGTTCAGGTCAGTGTAGTTGTACGACCCCTTGTTATCGCTTAGAAGAAGCACGTCCGCCGGGGTGCCGCGCCCAGCTTCTATTTCACTGAGCGCGGCAATGACCGCATCCACGTCCGCCTGTGTTCGGTTTGTGATAAGGCCCAGATTGTCAAGCGCCATAGGTTACACCTCCCCGGAAAATAGGTCGTTGCTGTAATAGAAGTACGGGCTGATGATCCACGCGCCTGTGACTTCTGCGTTGTACACCACCGTGTTGGACAGTTTTATCTCCATCTTGTGAAGATTGCCTGTGGTCAGCAGGCCCCACGGCGTGTAAATGCTCACGCAGTCGCCCAGCTTCTCGCCACCGTATACCACGGTCGCCGTGTTCGTGTCACGCAGCGAATAATACTTGTACAGCCGGTCCGCCACTGCCTGTCCAATCTCATCAGATACAAGAGTTGCCGCCGTGACTTCCTTTACGTTCTCCCGGTCGGATGCGGTCACGTTGGGGTTGATGGCACTGTACACCGTCCGGGTGTCTTTGTACTTAACCCCATTGATGGTCACGTTGCCGTTGCTGGCTTCTACATAGCTATGCGCCGTCACATTTACCTTTGTGACCACCGCGCCGGTTGTAACGGAAGATCCGACGAACGTCCGCCCGCGTGGAATAAGAATAGGCTTTGTGGGCTGGTTGAATACCCGAAGCTTGTTCCCGCCGTCTGTTGCCAGACAGACGCCCCATGCAAATATGACTTGCTGGATAGCGCTTCGGTTGGTGCCCTTAACAAGTACGCCTTTCAGCGTTGTGTCCTCCACATCGCTCGCATACTCCACATCAAAGGGCTTTGCAAGCGTTTCTAAGAGCGTTTTCGAACTCACCCCATCAAGGTATGCACCTCCGCTGAACGGCGTGTATTCAAGCACTCCAAGCGCGTCCTGGCACTCTATCACATACACGTTTGCGGACGTGCGTGACGAGTTGTTAATGTAGTATGTCCCCAGATGCCGGTTGTTGTTCCACACCTCCACCGGCTGTTTCAGTTGGAACAAATAGTCCACGTCTTTCAGACTGTCCAGCGTCCAGTTCAGCGTGGACACCGGCAGCTCTACGGCGGCTTCGTTCGCCTGGTTTACGATGGATGCGTTGCGTATTTCGTTCATCCCGAATTTACGCACCACGCCCAGCACGATCTCATTGACCCGCGCACGCCGATGGGGGACTACGGTCTTTTTCAGCGTGACTTCCACCTTGTCAAAGCTCTCTACCCTACAATCGCAGAAGTACACCACGTTGTCAGGCTGGAACGACTGCGCCCGTCGCAGCACCGCGCCCTGATACCACGAGATTTCTACCTCGCTGCAATACTCTCCTGTGTCCTCGTCAAAGGTGAGCTGGATGCCCATGCTGGAATACTGCTGTGTAAACGTCATGGTGATTTTGGGCGGGTTGGTAAACTCTCCGTTGTCCCCAGAAACCTCCGTAGACCAAAAGCCTACCTTGTCTTCCGCGTACACGCCATCAAAGGTGCCGTCCAGCACCCAGCGGCTCCGTTCCAGCGTAATAAGTTTACCCGGAGCAGCGCCGTGCGGAATTTGGGTGAGGTCTCCTGTGCCGCCGGTGGCGACCACAGTCGCGTCATCCGCCGCACCGGGGGCTATGTCCTTGTACAGAATAGTCGTTTTCGACATAGGCCACCTCTTAGGGGCGGAGCTGCGCGTCCATCGGGACGAAGTTCACCTCGATCTCGCCCCAATAGTTCACGCCCCCATCGCCCTTCTCCAAGTCCTGCGACGCGCTGGTATAATACGCTTCATAAGCGATTGTAGTCTGACCGTCTGCCGCTTCCAGCATAACGGAGTCATCCACGCTGTGTTTGTACAGGTAGTTCCAAAAATCGTCCAGTCCCTTGTAGTTGTCGCCGCGCCGAAAAACCGTCAGTTTGTGGCCAAGGTATGTACCGATGATGTCACGCACCATGCGGCCCGTCATTACGCGCCCTGCGTTTTCGCCGTCCAGCACGTTAAAGTTTCGATTGTACTTTGAAATGGCCACGTCAGCGTCAAAGGAAATGCCGTTCAGTTTGATGTAGTTCATCCCTGCACCTCCGACAGATTTACGCCTATGCGCGTACCCTCCGCCTTGTTCAGCCGGTACACGACCTTGCCCAGCACGTCCTTATCCAGAACCAACACGGCCTCGTTGTTTCCTCCATACCCGCTTTCTGCAAGAGCCTGTTTGAACGCCTGTACCATCGTAGCCAGAGGTGTCTCAATGTTCGTCCCGGATTTCTGATCGCCAAGCACTGCCATAAACTCCCGGTTTGGAGGAATAATTGCGCCGGTCGCAAGTTTGGGAATAGGTAGCTTTGCAATGTTGACGCGGGACACGCTGCCGTAATGCTTGCCGGTCAGATCAGACAAACTATTTGCTGCCGAAACAAGCCTATTTAGCCCATCAATGACGTTGTTAATGCCGCGCTGAAACGACTCAATAATGTAATTCCACTGGATTACAAAATTTCTGTTTGTAAGGCTCCAGTGCGCCAGCCACGCCTTGTTAAACTCCGCGCTAAACTTAGAAAACCCTGTCATAAAGTTTTCTTCCCATGTCAGAAATTCTGTGTCAATGTTATCAAGTACAAGTTGGAATTGCTCCAGCACAAGCCCTTGATTTTCATTGATGCCGTTTGCGAGGCCCTGCATCATGTAGTCGCCCATCTGCGTTGTTTCCGTCGAGGGGGAATGAATACCCAACACATCTTTAACTTTTCCGATTACATTGTGTCCCCATTCCGCAATCTTTTCTTTTGCTTTCAGCAGCCCGCCGATCACGGTATTATTAAACCACGCTTTGATGTCTTCCCAAACGCCCTTGAGTTTGTCAAGCAGGAAATTCCAGTTTGGCGCAATTGCCGCAGCAAGGCCAACAGCGCCAACTGCAATCAGGCCAAGACCAAGAGGCACACCGGCTCCGGTAAACAAAAGGACAACACCGAGAACAAGCAGTGCTGCGCTGATCTTACCGATAACCTCCCCAAGCGGCCCTTGCAGCGCTTCTACAATACTTTCCCAATTTGGAACAATGGCCGCTGCAAGTCCTGCTGCTCCCACAAGAATAAGTCCAAGACCAAGCGCAATCCCCGCGCCAGTAAACAAAAGAACCGCGCCAAGTGCCAATAATGCCGTGCTTACAACTGCAACGATTTGTCCAACTTCTCCTTGCAATGCTTCCTTTATCACGCCCCAATTTGCGGCTATAGTCGCCGCAAGACCAACCGCTCCGAGTACAAGAAGGCCAAGGCCAAGAGGAACATTTACGCCTCCGAACACAAATATCGCGCCTAATGCCAGCAAAGCAACGCTTACAATTGCAACGATACCGGCAAGTTCACCCTGTAGCGCTTCCTTTATTGCGCCCCAGTTTTCGCTTACTGCGCTGTAAATAGTCAGCGCGCCAATTGCCATAAGTGCGATGCCCAGCGGTATATTTATTCCGGAGAATGTAAGTATAGCGCCCAAAGCCAGCAAGCCAGCGCCCACAAACAGGGATGTGACCGCGCTGATTTGGTCTTTCATGGAAGACACAAAGTTTGGGGCACCCGCGCCGCCTCCGCCGCTGGAAGTATCCCCGGAAAGTTTGTTGATTTCATCAAAGCTTGCCAAAGACTTACTTGCTTTTTTTGCCGCCCCGCCAACGCCGCTAAGTGCTTTTTGCTGGTTATATAGATTTTCAGCAGCTCTGGACGCTTCATCCGCCGTTGTCCCAAAAATCATAGCTACCAGTTTGGACAGAGCATTTACTACCTGTGTAATAACGTTGACAAGAACAATAAACGCGGGGATAAGCACATTCAGTATTGGTTGCGCAAGAGTGCGTAAAGCTCCTTTTAGTCTGCCAACCGCCGCCATAGCTTCATCGTTGGTTTGTATGGCCTCCCACATGTAGTCTTTCAAAGACCGCAGCGCCCGCGTGATAAGTGAAAACACCAGCACGCGACGAGCAAGCGTTTTTACTCTATCAGAAAACTTTTTTAGCCTCTTGTCTGCTTCTTCCGCAGCGGCAGAAAACCCGGTAGTTTTTTCTTTTGCCGCTGCTATTTGAGTTGCCAATTGCCCGGCTTTTTCTTTTTCACGGTCTATTGCACGCTCAGCTTCCGCAATTCTGTCGTTCTGCGTGTCCAATTTTTTGTTTACGTCTTTCCATTCTCCGCGAAGACTTTTAACAAGCTCAGTTTGCCTTTCGATGTGAAAGCTTGTAAAAAATTCATCCCCGCTTTTCATGTGCGCAAGCTTTTCTTGTTCTTTTTCCAAACTGTCCGCCAAATCTGCGGCTCTGTTTGCAAGAAAATCCCGGTTGCTTTTTTTGCTATTAAGCTTTTCCTGTAATGCGTCGATTTTTTTGGTCAACGCATTAAGTTCTTTCTGTGCCTGTTTATCGTCGATGTCGGCCTTGATAATAACGGAGCCGTCTGCGTTTGCCATTTGCACCACCTACTTTCAAATTGCGAATGGACATTTCGCATAAAATGTGTTATGGTTGCGGTAAAGGAGGGACAGCTATGGAAAAGATTAAACGCATAGCAATATTTATCGGTACATGGGTTGCCGCTACCTGTGTAGTTCTTATCTTGGGAGTAATTCTTGCTCCTACTTCGCCAGAGGGGGATAAAATTCTTGGTGGCGGATTTACTGCAGCCGTTTTTATTATCCCTGTCATTATTGCTATTCTTGTTGTCAACAAAGATAAGATAAAAGCAAAGCTGCCTGAAAAGAAACCAACCGCTCTTAACCTCACTGATACAGCAGAGCGAACAGAAGAATTTGTACCGCCCGCTTCTGCCGCAAAACAACAGCAACTCGCGGACAAGTTGGTTTCTGACATGCGCACTACTCTTTCTTTTTGCGAAGATGCCCCTTCGCTCAATTTATTTGTACATTGGTACGATCAAGCGATAGACGATTTGGTCAAAATGGGTTCTTTGGTTAAAGCCAATTTTGACTTTGACCCAACATATATGCTTAAAACTTTACGCGACGAGTACCAACTCCATTTGTGCGATGCCATAGTTCGCATAAAAGGTGAGACTTTGTCTGAAATAGACGGCAAATACAAAAACAGCAGAGAATTTCAAGAAAAAGCCCTCAATAAATTTTGTAAGGATATAGATTTTGTTCGTTCGCGTTTTTCTCCCGGCACCGCTGATGTGGCAGATGAAGCTATTTCTGATATAGAAAAGCATCTTGGCATTAACCAGCACCCAGAAGAAACTTCTGCCCATTTATCGTTGTGGGACAACATTGATTTTATGGACGGTCATCGCTTTGAATACTGGTGTGCGGATGTCCTCCGCAAAATCGGATTTTGTAACGTAGAGGTCACACGCGGCAGCGGCGACCAGGGCGTTGACGTTCTTGCGGAAAAAGATGGGGTCAAATATGCCATCCAGTGCAAGTGCTATACTTCCGATTTGGGTAATAAGCCGGTACAAGAAGTCAACACTGGAAAGACCATTTACCGCTGTCAAGTTGGCGTTGTTATGACAAACCGTTACTTTACGCAAGGGGCAAAAGACGCTGCTGAAGCAACCGGCATTTTGCTGTGGGATCGTGACGTCGTGCAAAAGATGGCAAAACTGGCGAATATGGCTTAACCTTTACCGCCCTCCCCGGAAAGCGGTTTTTATATCCATCTGCTGATAACCGCTTCGTCTTGCTCCGTATATTGCTTCTGGAAATCTATCAAATGCCGGTTTTTTCTATAAAACTCCTGCTCTGATTTATCCAGCTTTTCACCCTTTGACTTCTTTCGCCGTATATTGACCACTTGTGCAAACATACAATCGCCAATTTCCGTGTACGCCGTGTTCCACGTCCACCAATGGAGATAGCGCATAGCGCGAACTTCCTCACCCAGCACTTTGTTTACAGGAGCCACGATCAGTGGGAAATCCTGCTGCCAGTCCATAAGCTTTACGGTTCGCTTTTCTTCTCTGTAGGGCTCCCCGCAATTTATAAACCAAATGCATTTCTGGATAGCTTCCTCATAGTCTCGCTCCGGCATGTTATCAAAGTCTGGGTAAAAAATATCCAACATCGCCTCTGCCTTGTCGGCTTCCGTAAAATCTTTGTCAGAAATGGCTTCTATGATGGTCAGAATATCTCGGTAATCGCTCCGTATTTTATATTCCGTTCCGTTGACTTCCACGGACACCGGCAAATCATATCTCATTTGTGGTACTTCTTTGTGTACTTACTGATGCGCGGATTGGTAGCTTTCTGTTCGCGGGAGAAAGTAGTGTCTACTTCGTCCATTACGGCAAGCATCAGGTTAGCCCACACAGGCAGACCGTCCGCCAGCGCGTATAGGTTCATTTCGCCAAACAAAGCGCTGCAAATGTCAACGTGGAATACTTCATTGATGATCTCGCGCATTTCGTCATCCATCTTGCGTGCTGTATCAAAAATGTCGCGTTTATTGGCCGTCTTTTCTACTTCCGCTTTGTAAGTTTCCTGCTTTTTGTCCAGCGTATCAAAAGCGTTAAAAAGCTTTTCCACAAACCCGCTGTCCGTGGGGTTAAAAGAAAACTCACACGTCTTGCCATCGGTTGTTTCAAATACTTTTTTTACGACGCCAGAATTGATGATAATAGTGTCTGCCATTTTTATCCTCCATGTGAGGGCGGGGAATGTCCCCCGCCCTCTCTGTTATTTAGGCCGCAGTAAACTCAATAGCGCCGCTGCTGCCTTTCTTCACAGTGCCCACCGTGCGGGTGCCGCCATAGGTGATCTCGCTGGTGATATTCAGGGTGCCGCCGCCCTCGCCGCCGATGCCGGTTATGGCAATAGCGCAAGCGTCGTAGCGCTCCGCAAACATCGCCTCGCCGCTGGTGGCGTAGAAGTGACCGATCATCATGTCCTGATTTGCCAGCGCCTGGGCATCTTGGTCTTTGACGGCCAGGTTCCACATCTTCACCGCCGCAGCGTCACCCGCGTCCAAAGGAATAGGGTCAAAGGTCTGCGTGATGGTGGGCTTTTTCATGGTCGTAAAGGTGTGACCCAAAATGTCCTGCTTGGTGTCGGTGCTCCAATCCATTTCCTCGCTGCTGTCCTCAACGCGCTTACCGATAGCGCTCCACACAGGCGCGGATGCGGTGCCGGTGTTCAGATACGCAATGAGCAGTTCGCGGTCAATGGTCTGGCCCACCGTGGTGTTGAATTCCAAATCTGCCATTATACATTCACCTCGTAATTCAGTTTCATAAGGATTTGGTGATCTTCGTCCCCGTTTTCATACATGGCAAACAGGGAAGATCGCGTGGTTGGCTCCATGCTGATAACGCGCTTGTCATTGCCAATGTCGGGCTTCTGACCATTTGCCCAATCTCCGATAGCGTTCAACAGCTCGTCAGCCTTAAGCCGTTTGTCGTTGCTATTCCCCGGCTTCACTCGGTAGATTACCTTGAACTGATATTCCGCCACATAGCCGCCGGTGATATACTTCCGCACGATGTAAGCCGCCTGGATGGTTGACATCGCCATAGCGGAAGTGTCGGCGGGAAGAAACTCAAAGCGGATAAGGTCAACTGGCAGCTCCGGGTATGTGTTCAGCCACACAAGCAACTTGCGCGATACCTGATCCTCTTCCGCCGCTGACACGGCCTTTTTAATCTTTTCCAAATTTCTTCACCGCCTTATCTACCACCCGCACCCACTTTTCCATGTTCTGTGCTTTTGAAGCGTCGAACCAATGTGCCTGTGCCTGCGGATGCATTGTTGTGTTGAATACAAGATTTCGGTCTGTGACCACCTTGTGCCCGCCCTTTGGGGCGTATGTGCTGCCGGTCGCCGGGTCTACCATCACTTTCCCGTAGTACAGAAACCGGGCGTATGGGCCGGGATAAATGACCTCGTTGCCTACCACCCGCGTTCTCTGCGTCAGAGAGCCTGTAAGCGCAGGCACAAAGGGGATGGTGTCTTTCATCACCTGTTGCGCTAAAACGCTTTCAGCGCGGCCACAGGCCCTTGCAAGCTGCCGTTTTACTTCGTCCATGCCAGACACGTCAACAGAGAACTTGAGCGACATCTTATGCCCCTCCGACTTCCCAATGCTGCATATCCACGCTGCCAAAATCTTTCTCGTCCACTTTGGTCACGTTGTAGCAGCCGTCCTGTGCCATAGCCACGTCCTCTTTGTCTGTAACAAACTCGCCTTTCACAAAGAACGTCAGCCCGCCGTTACCGTTCACAGACAGCGTCCACAGCCCGGACTTGTCCGCCGCCGCAAGAAACGCCTGCGGGGGCGCGTAAGTTTTGGGCTTGCCTGTCGTTCCGTCCACCGCTTCCACGGAAAACGGAATGTACAAGTTTACCGCGTCCGCGCTTTCAAGTCCGCTTTCACGCACGTTTACCGCCTTGCTGGCTTGCAGCATAACGCCGCGCAGGATGGTCACATACAGCTTTGTGATTTCCTCAAAAGTCGCCGGGTCAGTCTCCTGCACGGCGTTGTAGACCGTTATAGTGTGGGGCGCGTACAACCACAGCACCCCCCTCCCCGATACAGCAGACCGGTATGCGCCAGATACTCGTTACAGGTCGCCGCCAGCAGTTTCTTCGCACCGTCCGTAGCGCTTAGTGCGGATGCGGCAGCTTCGCCACCACTGGCCAGCGTCCGGGAGTACCCGCCTACCGTTTCGCTTTTCACGTCATCGCCGGTCGCCGCGTTCGTCAGTTTGGTTGCGGCAAGCTGCTGCGCGGCTTCGATCAGCTGATACTTGTCCACAAGTGCACAGCAGCACATTTTTACAGCGTCCATATCAGCGTTATCTTTTGCCCGGTTCTGCGTGTAGTAATCAAGGAAGGAGCTGGCCCGGACAGCCAGACGCGGAAAATCCTCCTCGCTCACGGTGCCCAAATAGGTCCCGGAGTAATAATCGTAATCAGCGTATGTCATGTGAGCCAGCTCCTTCCAAAACTGCGAGAATTTCAGCCTTTTTCATCGAACTGCTGACCCCTTCCACCCCGTTTTCATCGGCATACTTAAGCATTTGTGCTTTTGTCATGTCGGTGAAAACGGTGATGTCAGGGTCAGGCTTATTCAGCAGTTCAGTTAGCCCCCCACCGCCGGAGTGATGGAGCCGACCACCACACCGTCGATACGCTCAGCGAAAAGAGCCATGCCGTTGATAACGGTGTCAGATGCGGTCATGTTGGTGTAATCGGGCTCCTCATGGATACCGATATAGCCGGTGGCATCGGTGGTGAAATCGAACACCTCGCCAAGATCAGCGCCGTTCACAGGAATGTAGTATAGGACAATGTTGTCCTTGGCGGTGGCGTAAATCTTGCCCTTGGGAACGCTGGAATTGAGAATCACGGTGCCAAGGCCGAGGAAGTTCTCAACGTAAGTCATTCCGAACGCGGTCTGCAAGGTAATGTTTGCGCTTGCGAGGTAGTCAGCAACATCCAGCGGGTTCAGGAAATACACCGCACCGATTTCGTCATCTTCAAACAGCACCTGCAGCTGGCCCCATGCCTGAGCCAAGGTCGCCTGGAAGGTCGCGCCGGACGCCGTGCCCGTGCCGGTTGCGAGGAAGTTGAAAAAGTCTTTACGAATACCCTTCTGGACGTCCTTGAGCATTTCGTCGGTGGTCATTTCTACCGCCTGATCGTAGCCGCGATCGGTGATTGCTTCGGCGGAGGTGGCCTTGCGCCACTTCTTGAGCGTAATCTCCTTGTAGTTCACGGCTTCGGTCTTGTACTTGCTGAGGGGAATGGTCTCACCCTCAGCAACAGCGCCGCTCTCCAGCGTGCCAGTGGCCTTGTAGCTCTTGAGCACAGTGCCCGCCTGCTTGGAAATCTTTCGGGTAACGCCCAGAGCCTCCATCAGCTTCTTGATGGAATAGCCAAACATTTCGGTAAATTCGATTTCGCGCACACGCGCGAGGTCAGCTTTCTTAATGAGCTTAGGATCAGCAGCCATTTTTATTCTTCCTTTCTAAACAAATCCATATTTGCGGCGATTGCAGCGCGCCGCTCCGCTCTGTCAGTGATTTGCATGATCTCGTCCTTTGTCATCTGCTTCCCGCCACCGTTAAAGCGCGCACCAGTGTCGACGCGAACGGTCTGCTTGGAGACAAGCCCCTTGTAAGTGCCGTCTACGAGTGCATCAAGAGACTTGGTGTCCTTGATTTTTTCCCCGTCCAGCTCCAATGCGGCCATTTCCTCGCCGCAGCCTCGCATAGCAAGGTCGAGATTCGCGCCGGTGATGTTTTTGCTCTCAAAGTAAGCACGGACAGCCTTTTCCTTTGCCGCCTTGCTTTTCTTTTCTGTGATGTCGGTCTTAAAGGCTTCAAAAGCCGAGTGTTCCTTCTCGTACTTCTCCTTATAACCGCCGTCACCTGCCGCCTTGAGGTCGTCCAACTGCTTCTGGACGCTTGGCAGCTTCTCCGCGTCCGCCTTGTACTTCGTGAGATCGTCCTTGAGGGGGTCGACCACGCCCAGATGCAGCGCAACCAAGCGATTTTCGATCTCTTCTGTGCAAGCGTCGCCGAGAATATTTCTGATTTCCGCTCTCGTAAATTTCGCCATGTTATTCGTTCTCCTTTTCTTTGGCCCCAATTCTTCGGGGGCGAACGTTGTATAAAAACCGCTGTGCTTCGCGGGTTTTACTTAAAACAAAAGAGCCAACCACCGAGGAAAACTCGGTAGTTGGCTCCTATTGCCCTTCCCGGTGCCCGATTACACCGAGGATTGATATTTGATTTTCTTTTGGACTTCCAGAACAATAACGCCATCGCCTTTTCGCCGCACTTCTGCGTTGTTGCCCCGCTTCAAGATGGCTTCGATAGCCTGTATGACTTCGTTGTCGATCAATACAGCACCTTCATTCTTTCCCGCTGCTCCGGCAGCCCAGCCGCCTTGCTGAACTCCTTGTACTTGGCGTTCAGGCGGCGTAGTTTGATATTCACTGCCTGTTCTTCGTCTGTCAGCCCTGCGGCGTTGTACGCTGTTTTCTCACGCTTGAGCTTGCGTATGGTGCGCTCCACCTTGCGCTGCTCCTGCGTGACCTCGTATGCCGTATAGGTCTTGCCCTCAAACGTACAGCCCAACCCATCGTCGATATGCTCAAGCTGTTCGTCAGTGTATGTGCGTTCACTTACGCCCTCAACCCAAACGTTGCGGCGGTGACGGCAGTTGACTCCTTCCAGCCCATCCACAGCCCCCAGCCCGCACACCTCGTAGATATTCGGGTAGATGTCGCCGCTGCGGGTGGAATACACTTTGCCTTGCCACTCCTTGTGCGATGCCCACGGCGACCGCCCTGGTACATCACGCGCCCCGGCGTGGGCAGATACTTCATAATACGGCGTTTCCATGTATTCCGCAGCTTGCTCCGTGTACTTACTGCACAACTGCGATACACCTGTCATTACTGCACGGCGGGCAGCTACGTCTACATGGTCACGGTGTCCGCTCTCATAGTCCACCACCCGCAGGCCACCGCTTGCAAGCTCCCTAACGGCGTCTTTGATGGATTGCCCATAAGAAATAGCCCCGCTTTCTACTTTCAACGTAGCGGAATCTAAAGCCCACTGGTACGCCTTTGCGGGCGGTAGCATCGTCCGCCCTGCGTCTACCAAAAACCCCATCGAAGCGGTGATGTTTCGGAACATGTCCCGCGTTTGCCGTTTGATGGCGTCAATGGTGGTTGCATCCACCAGCACGTCAGGCTGCGTTACACGGGCAAGGTCTATGACATCGGTGTAATACTTTTGGTTGCGATCCACCACATCGTCTATCAGCTCGTTTAGTTTTTTCTCGCTGATGCCGGTAGTCTGGCGTATGGCCTTTTCAATTTCTTTCAGATCGATGCCGTGTGACCGCAGCGCCTTGATGTCCTGCACCGTAACCTCGTTCAGCTCGTCCCGCAGCTTCAGCCGGGAACATATCTCCATTAGCAGCGTGTCCTCAAGTCCACGGTACAGTTCTGCCAGTTCTTCCGGCAGCGCATCAAGGATTTCCGGCTGAAACGGATATTTCATTTGCTTTCCTCCGTTTCACAATATCGTCGTAATGCGGTTTTACGCAAATTACATTCCAGTCGCATTCCTCCGGCACTTTGCCGTAGAATATCACCCATTCAGGAGAGAGCCGCTTCATCATTTCCTCGTAGCCGCGCAGAAACAGCTGCTTGCTTTCCTTGTTTTGCTGTGTGCCTACCGAACTAACCGCAACTATTCCGCCGACAGGCTCGCCGTCAAAGCACCAATCATAACTATTCTCGTTGCTCCATGAAATCGTTGGATAAACCGTCATGCCGTGGAGCTGCCAGTATGCCGCCAGCCAGTGCTTGCGGTAATGGTTGTATATCTGCATCGCCAGCGGCATATCCGTGTAAGTAGAAAAGTCCGGCGCACACACCGCCGAAAACTGCGACAGTTTCGGAATGTACTTGTCCGGCGTGTTCCAATATCGAATGAATTGGTAATCGTCCACAAAGAAATGAACGATTTTGCTTGCCTGGTCTTTTGCTGTGTAATGGTAATTCACAGGGATAAATTCGCCATGCGGATATGCCTTGACCGGCTCGATCTGCGGAATGTCGTACTTTCCAACGCCGGGGAATGTGAACTTGTCGAGATTTTCAAAGTTAATCATACCGGACGCCATGTACCGCTGCGCTTGTTAGTTCTGCGGTATTTCTTGCCGTTTACCGTAACTTCCAACGCACCGGACTTTTGCGCTGTTACAAAGGCATTGGAAAACGCCTTGTTTTCTGCTGCTTTGCGGTTTTTACTGGACTGGTCACGCAATTTCCGCATGTAGCTATCCATTTCACCGCGCGCTCTTGCAGCTCTGTCTGCGGCGCTTCCTGTTTTCTGCGCCGTTGTCAGGCGCGCAGGCCCGCTTGCATAAGGATTGACTGCTCCTGCCGCCGTTTTTAGTGCCGTTGTTGCGAGAGTTGCCATCTGCTTTACGGCGTCTTTCTTTTCAGCGTCCGACAGCTCAAGCCCATTGATTTCAGCAGCGTTGCGCTCAAATGTGCGCCTGATAATATCGCCCATATCAGTGACAGACGCAGCGTTTGCTCGGTTAATATCCTGCTGTGACAAAAACCGCGCAAGGCTCATACCGCGCCCACGCCCAAATTCTCCGGCTCCAATGCCGCCACCGGCTCCACCTCTACCGCCCATCACTCTACCTCCTCTTGTCCTTCGGTTGTCATGTCCTGCATTTTCGGCAGCGCCGCCTTTGCGGTCGCCTCGTCCTCGTTCATCCACCGTGCGCGGAATTCCCAATCGTTCATGATGCCAGCATCAAGCAACTGCATATCGCGGTTGAAGTCCTGCCCCTTGTCCTCGATGATACTATCATCAAAGTCGATGGAGATTTCGACTTCCTCATCAAGTCCGGCGTCCATGTAGCGATTGCCCAAGCGAAGTAGGATGCGACACAGCTCCGTGATCGCTTGCTCGAGCAGAATTTCATGCTTCTTGATTGTGCGGAACATGGTGCTGTTTTCGCTAATGACCTGTGTAGCCGTGGCAATGCTTGTCTGATCGAATTTGTAATGATTCTCGCCAAAGCCGCATTTGCTCGACAATACGTTGAGCATATCTTGCATACCGGTGTTAAACTCTGCTGTGCGCAGCGTCATATCGACCTGCTGCAAAATGTTTCCATCAGATGCGCGATCTTCCGGTAGAACGTAGTAAACCGTTTCGCGCTTATCAAAGACTGGCCTACCATTGATGTCCTTGGTTGCTTCCGGCTGTACCACGATGCGCTTTTTTCCCAGCACAAACTCATTCACATAACTATCGTATGTAATATCAACGCTTTTGAGCTGGTCGATGGCGGAAGCGAACACTGCAACGCCCATAGGGTTATCTTCATCAGAGTTCGCAATGTTCAGGCGGTCAATGACAAACTGCGGCTTGGCGCTTCCTGTGCGGACAACAGGGGGGATTGCTTCAAAGCCCCGCACACTTGTTAGCGGCACTTCCTCCGCGTCGTACAGGTAGTTTTCAATGTCGTATTCGCCGCCGTTCAGCCGATGCACCTGAATGTAGGTGTATTCCGCATCATCAACTCGTTTTGTCCATGCGAAAGCGCACTCACGAATAATGCCATTGTCCCACGTCAGCGGGTAGATGTTTGCAGCGGTTACATAGTTGATATGAATTCTTCCGGGGTTAGCGATCTCTGCTGTATCAGGGTCAACGCTCATATCCTCCATGATTGGAACATAAGCAACGGTACCAACAGCGGATTTCCGCTCCTGCAATTCATTGGATTTTACTTCCCAGTTATTATCAGCAAGAACCGCATCTACAAATTCCTGCTCCTTCTTTCCCTCAAGCGTGATATTCACACGCTCATTCATCAGCAGGTTTGCCCAGTCCTCGCAGACTTTCTTGCCCATGTTGACGGAATACCTATGGCATTCCAGTTCTTCGATGCCATTCCACACCGTATAACTGTGGAAGTCTTTTACATCGCCGTCATACCATGATTTCCATACATCAATCAGCGAGTAAAACTTACTATCGACCGTATCAAAGCCTAATTCCTTTAATGCTCTGCGAATATTCACTCTTTCACCGTCCCATCATATGACCGGCACGTTCCAGGTCTTTGTAATAAGGCTCTATGCTGTATTCAAATGCGTCCAAACTATCAATATCGGACGTTCCATCGTCAAGGCGCTCGTCCTCAAACTTATCAGGATCATAAATCGCAGTTTGTAGCGCATCGATCAGATGGGGGCAGTTGCGCGAAACCTTAAAACGCCCCTGCTTCATCAGCAGCACCACGAGCCTGATCCTATCTGTGATTTGCAGTTTCATTGCGTTCTTTACCTGCGTCCCGAGGTGCATTTTCTGCGCGGTATGATCTAACCCGCGAATCAGCACCGTTTCCGCGCTGTCTGCCCGCGTCTGGCTATATCCGTACTTTGCCGTAACCATTTGGCAGAACGTAGCAAAGCGCCGATTCAGCGCGTCAGGGTCAATCTCTTCGGTTTTGATGTATTCTTCTTCCAGCGCGACCACACGATAATCTTTTGTAATTCCGGTCGCCTGAAACTTCGTTGCGGATTTCGTGCCGCCAAAGTCAACGCCAATGGAAATAACAGAGAATTTCGTCTCCTGTTCCTCTGCCCATTTTAAAGGATCATCGATCAAATACTTTTCGGTGTCGTTTGCAAAATCCTTGTAGACAACGCCCTCCGCCGCTACCCACAAACCGCGCACATATCGATCATAAAAGATACCGGCGTACATATTCGCGTAACGCTCGAGCGTTCTTGCACTCAAGCCGGGGTTGTCAGTCATTTCGAAGTGGAGATATAGCGTGTTCCGTTCGCGGTGTCGCTTAATCCACTCCTGATAAAACCAGTGATGCGGACTGCCGGGGTTACAGGAGAACCACAGCTTTGCCCCGTCCACAGAGCAGCGTGCAAGCGCCTGTTCCACAAACGAGCGCGGCATCAGCACCACTTCGTCCAGCAACACACCCGCCAGCGTGCGGCCTTGAATCAACGTATAGCTTGCCTCATCCTTGCCGCCGAACACCTCAAAATAATTCGTCACGGCGCCGCGCCGCACTTCCATTACCTTGTCGCCACGCCGCCAACGAATGATATAGCGCTCTTTGGCAAAACTCATCGCCATAAACGGCACGATGATGTTCTTTGTGCAGCTATCCACCGTACGCCCACACACGCCGAAACGCTGACCGCTGAAATTCTCCATCGCCCAGCGGACAAACGCCCACATCATGATGGAGGTTTTGCCGGAACGCACAGCGCCGTCGCAGATTAGCGCATCATAGCTGGAATATGGGAAAGCAAGGATTTTCTTTTGTTTTTGGCTAATCATTTTCGTCAGAACAAATCCTTACAATCGCCGCAACTTGGTTAAAGTCCAGATAAATAGGTTTATTTTCTGCAATTCCGCTTATGTCATAAGATGTTACCTCTCCAAGTGCGGTTTTCTCAAGTGCGAATTTATCGCATTTAATCGTAAATTCTGCACCGCATTTAAAGATTACCCTAATTGACATTTTACTCATCGCTCTCAAGCTCCTTTGCCATTTCCTTTAGGCTCTGACTAAGTGCGTCTTCCCTCACCGTGTCGGCAGGACTCCCGCCGATCATCGCCCACTTGTCGATCAGCGTTCCCATCGCCGTTGTGATTTGGCTGAGATTTGCCGCTGCCAGTTTCTCCGGGTCGTTGAGCATTTCAAGCCCCTTGCCGATGAACGAGCACACAAGGTCTTTGTGGTCGTTCATGTATTCCATCACATCGGCGGTGTTCTCTTCTTTTTTTTGTTCGCACTTTTCCACAATGTCGGCATTCGCCCGCACAAGGTTCTTAACGGTCGTTGCGGACACGCCGTTGATTTTCGCTGTGGCGCAAAAGTTGTTCGTCTGCACATAGTCCGCCAGTATTTTCTTTTTCTGCCGGTCTGTCAACCTTGCAGCCACTGTCACCACCTCGCTTTGTCTGACGCACCGGCCTCCCATCACTGGCCTTTGTCATTGGCACGTCTGTACCCGGCTTTCGCCTCACCTAAATTACAAGCCGCCTTTTACGCCGGACGGGTAGCACGCCTATTGGCAACCGTGTTATTTTTAGGCGCTCAATGCACGGATAAAGCGCCAATGCTGACACACTTTCAGGGCGGCGCTATGCCATTGCCCAACGGTAGTGTCCACCGCTTTTGGCACGGACAGTTGGGGATTGAACCCACCACACACGGTTTTGGAGACCGCGTCGCCACCTTGGTACATGTGCCCGCATATTGCTCCATCCGGGCGGAGCCGAAGCCCCGCCCATCAGGAAAAGAAGGGGGAAAAGAAAAAAATGGGAGATGCAGAGTTTGTCCCTGCATCCCCACGTTATCACATTTTTTCTTATTGTTGCATTTCGTTGTGCAACATCACTTAATTTCTGCGTTCACGTATGGCGCGTACTCTTCTTTTATCGCACATTCTTTCAGCGGGCAGTACCGGCAGTTTTTAGCAAAGGGGCACTCGCGCCGTTCTGCTCTGGATATACAGCGAGATACGGTAGATGTACTTACTCCGAAATGTCTCGCAATCGCGCTCATACGCCAGCCGCACTCAAAATATAGTCTCAGATATTCAACCGTCTGCTCTTTCACCCTACAACCTCCTCCGGGAAGAATGTCTCCCGCACCCCGCCGCACTCCGCCACGATGTACCGCCCTGCCGGATGCACATACACCACCGTGCCTTTGCGGACAGGAAAGCGCTTTTCATCGTTGGCGCCGGAGCCGGGGTACTCGCTCGGCAGCGTCATAAACCGCGCCCGGATCACATCACCCTTCTGCATCGCCGCCTCCGCCTACATAGAATACGTCTATCTCAAGTTCGTGCCCTCTATACCCCGGGCCGCCATCACCAGGGGGCCATGTCGGTATGCTGTATCTGTATCTTTTTCCGTCTGGCTTTGTGCCCTCAAGGATTACACCTGGTCCAAGTTCTTCAATAGATATATCAGCCATTGTCTTTAACTCCTCCTCCCGCCGCTTGCCACATGGGCGGCTTGTACGACGTGCCGCACTTGCTGCACGTTATCCAGCTCTCCACCGGCTTCTGCGCATCCGGGCAGCGCACCGGGCTTTGGCTCTTCGGTGTTCCGCACAGCGGGCAGCATACCTCATATCCCTCTGCGTATTTCAGCGTGATCTCAGCCATTGGCCGCACCCTCATTTCTCTCGCCGTAGGAGCAGAAGTCGTCATACCCGCTGGCAACCATCCGGCAAGCGTATGTTTTGAACTTCCTGCAGTCCTTGCAGCGCACCACCGGCACCGCATCCACCGTCGGCGCATTGTCTATGTCCTCTGCATCTACATAGTCAAAACACCGTTCATTCCCCCAATATTCTTGCCTCTCCAATTTGTCAGCGTCAATCAGCCGCATCGCTGTCACCTCCGTCCATCTTCGCACCGCAGTTGGGACAGTAGTTAGATTTTACGGCGGTTCCCCGTCCACAGAGACCGCATCTGTAAGTAGTACGCGTAACCGCTACCGCACCAGACGACGTCCACCTCCAATAAGATGATGGCTCTTTTTCCCACACCCCACGCACCACCGGGGTGACATCAGCGGCGGGAAGTTTCAACATATCCATCTGGATAATCGATAGCATCCTATTTTGAGCCACACTGTTCTCCGGTCTACGCATCCGCAAAACAGATTTTACTGCCGTTGCTCGTTCAATGTATTCAGCCATTGGCTTATCCTCCCTCGTGGCAATATCCGTTTTCGTCCGTGTCCTTTGCCCAATAGGTGCAGTGCAGGACATTTCCGATCACCACTGATTGATAGCAATCCTTGCATCGCACCACCGGGGCAACATCAGCGGCGGGTATGCTGTAAAAGTCCTCCGCCAAATCGTTATAGGCGTCTGCGTAGATTCCGCTTTCCCCTCCAAGCTCTTCAAATGCTTTTTGACATTCTTCCGATTGCTCACGGATATAAGCGATTGCCGCCTTGCGGCTTATGTATTCACCCATTGTCAGCCCTCCTGTTCCACTTTTCAACGATAAATTTGGGGTCGCTATATACGCCACTTTCAAAATCACACTCTGGACAGTATATATAGCACTCTTCTGGGCTGTTGCCATCTACTGTTTCAAGTATTACTTCTCCACCGCAGAACGGGCAAGGTTTCAATTCAAACATCATCACTCTACCTCCAATGCTTTTTCCGCCTCCTCGTAGGTGAGAAATACAGTTTTGCCAAATCCATTTAGTGATACGCCATACTCCCGCCCTCTGGCGCCTATTGGCTCAAGGCCAATAAAGCCGATTTTATTGCCCATACAAATCTGCTTGACCTCGCACTCGCTTATATGCTTATCCGTGTCCAGCAAGGCGAACACCCGCTGGCCCACCTTGCACGGCAGCACCACCAGCCGACCGTCCTTGTCGGCCTCGGCCAACTCGCGCAGGCGGGTGTAACTGCAAATGCTCTCCAAATCAGCAAGACGCATCAGTTTCAGCGCGATCTCGTCCGCATTATCCTTCGGCAGGACTTCCTCCGGCTCAAGCCCCGTGTCCTCGTAAGCGGCAAGGCGTTCGCAGATTTCGACCTTAAATCCACAGTCCTCAGTGCGGCATCCCATGCCGCCGCACGGTTCTTCAAAGCATCTCGGGTAATGCGTGTGCCCATTTTCGCGTTTTGTCAGCCGTTCCATCACTTCACCTCCTGCATCCAGAACTCGCGGCGACAATCGGAGCACCCCTGGCGCAAACAATCGGCGGTAACCCGTATATCAGCAGAAATACGCTTAGGGCACAGGATCAAAAGCCCGGTGTTATCAATATCAGCCTGAGGATACTGCTCCAAAAACACGCTCTGTCGTGTTTTGCGCGGGTGTGCAGCAGACCATTGCTCGACCAGCTCGACAATCTCCTCCGCGCTCTCCTGTGAACGCTCCTTAGCAGGTACAGTACAAAAGTCAGTCTTGTATACAGGGCAATCCTCGCACTCATCAACCTTTGTGCACATACGCAGATACTCCTTCACAAACTTCACAGCGTCCATCACATTTCCCTCCATTTGCACCCGTCACAGGCGCCCTCGTGTGCTTGTTTGTACTTCCCGCAGTATTGGCATAGCTCGTTCTTTATGGCGTGCAGTTCGCTTTGCTCCTCCTTCACCGCCACAGCCTTTGCCAGCTGTGCCATGCCCTGCTTCATGTCCTCTATCTGCTTATCCCGCCGTGCAATGGCGTCCTTCAGGCTGTCGTTGGCTTTCATCAGTGCCTCGATGTGCCGCTGCTGGTTCTCGATCAGGTCAGCGGCGATACCCATCGCTTCCCCGATACATTTCGCGTCTTCTATGGCAAAAATTTCATCATGTGGGCATCCTTCGCAACTGTCTCCCGCACAGCACCGCAGCGCGGTCACGATCTCATCTCTTGTCATGTCATTCCTCCTTATCCCAGCTCGCACGTCATCATGCCACCTTCGCAAATGTCCACGATGTGTTCGCACAATTCTTTGGGGATAATCGATCGTTCCATACTCCCCTTTAACCCCTGTGTCCCTGTCTTTGCCCCTCTCGGCGCAGCCACATGACACAGATCCCCGTTGTGACATGGCGGCTTAAACCCAGGATCTGGGTGATTTGTCCAGATGTCCGTCGGCTTCATTCGCGTATCTCCGTACTGGCAGTACGTGACCGTATACCGCGGCAAGCCCTGCATCCACGTCATTTTCCGCATGCCGCCCCTCGGGTTCTCGATAAACCAATACACGGGGGACAACGCCAAGATCAACCGAAGAACGTGTTGGTCTACCTTGTCGCAAAACTTCGCATACTCGCTTACAGGGTCAAGGTTCCCTGTTTCTTCGTTTTTGCGCCGGTGGTGGCTTATCGCCGCGATGGAAAACGTTGTGCAATCCGGGCTGGCCCATATCACGTCCGGCCTGCCAAACTCCCGGATAATGTCAGCGGCTGTAACAGTCATAATATCTGCGTACAAGTCGATATTTTCAAACCGCTTGTCCCATTCGATGGAAAACACTTCGTGCCCACGCGCTTCAAACGCTTTGCCAATACTCCGTGTCCCTGCAAATAACTCCAAAACTTTCATCTCAATTTCCAAACACAACGCCGCACTCGTCCTTCAGCACGTCCTTGATGTGCTTCCGCTTGATGCGGCCCTCGTTTATCTCCTCCGCCAGTTTCTCCAGGCACTCATACAGATACGCAATGCTGTGCGTGTCCCGGCTGTCCGCTGTCTCCTCCTGGACGTGCCAGCCGCATTTATCCATCAGCACCATTGCCACCATGTCCATGTTCTCCCGTGTGCCTTGCAGCTTGCCACGCATAAAGATGCGGTCGTCCCTGCTCAAATGCTGTTTACCCATTTGTCACCACATCCTTACCTGTGCCGTGTGGGCCGCAAATCGTTGCTCCTGCTTTTCGTAGTATTCCCGGTCAATCTCGCAGCCCACGAAGTCAAAGCCGAGGTTATACGCGGCAATACGGCTTGAGCCGCTGCCGAGGTGCGTGTCGAGGATTTTGTCCCCCCTCCTTGCGAAGCGCGTCAATATCCACTCGTACAGCTCCACGGGCTTTTGCGTGGGGTGAATTTTTCCTTTGTAGTTTCCATAAATTGGGACTTCCGCAACAAACGAAACCGTTGATAGATTATCCGATAGCGAAGCAATCTCGCACTGCGAATACCTATCTGCACCACGAACCCCTTTATCCCATGATATGAACCCCTTGAACGGACGTCCGAAATTATTTGCCCCGAAAATAATTTGAGAATTGCTACACCTTTCCAATTCCGCAAAATACCCGTCTGTTGGAACCCCTGCAAGAAACAATCCTTTGCAACTCATGCTGTCCCGCATCCATTTTGTCGGGGCTTTGTTTTCGTCCCTGTATGGCGGGTCTACAATGGCAAGATCAAATGCCTTATCCGGAAGCGTCCGCATATACTCCATGCAGTCTACGTTCAATGCGATTTGTTGTTTCACGCTTTACACCTCCCGTATGGCAAACCCATACCTACTGCGGAACAGCTTTGCTTTCATGGCATACTCGCGGGTACGCATCCCTTTCACGTCCTCCACCACCGGCAGCCAGTACCGCTGGCCGTAGCTGTCAGGGGTCGTCCTGCGCTCGTACACGAAGTCCGCGATGTAGTCGATACTTTTCACACGTTCGCCCTCAAACGTCGTGTACGCCTCTTGCAAGCAGTACCGCACCTGTAATTTCAGCCCCCGTATCTCACCGGCCTTTTGCAGCAGCATCAGCGCGTCGTATCGCTCCGCCTCCTTCTTGCTGTCGAAAGTCAGCTTCCCGCGCTTGGTCTTCTGCGCCTTGTACTTCCCCGGTTTCCGCATCTTCTCCATGACCTGCTTCTGCGCCGCCGGACTAAGCCGCGCCAGGTCGTTACTCATCAGGCCCATTCAGCTTCCCTCTTTTCTCCAGCCCTCGTTTGTTCATCGTGTACTGCACCTCGTGGACGATGCGCGTCTCTCCGCAGCGTTCGCATTTGCCGCCCAGCGTCCGCCGCCACCTGGGGGCGAAGATGTACTCGTCCTCCATGCCCCGTATGCACTGTCCGCACAGCTTCGCCGTGGCGATCTTCCAGATGCCGTTATCCATGCAGCACCGCCTTCGCCTCATCCCACGTTATGCCGTGTTCTCGTGCGTACCGTGAAATACGCCCCAGCCCGCCAACGTTGATATACCGCCGCATCCACGCAGCCTCCTTCTCGCTGCCACGGCTCACATTACCGGGCAACGCCTTTGTGCTTGCAATCTCCATGACGCGCTGTTTCACCTGCCCCACCACCGGGGGGAACCCATTGCTGTCGGACGCGATAAACGCCTTTACAGCCGCCGCCACGGCGTTGTAGCTGTCCTCGGAAAACATATCCGTCCACAGTGCTACAACGCCCTCGGCGTCCCTGCGCGTCATGTCCTTGTAGAAGTTTGGGTACGTGGCTTTCAGCACCGCCATGATCTTCAACGTTTCGTCCCTTGTCATAGCCCATCCTCCAGCATCTCCAGGAACACGTTGCCGCTGCCCTTTTCCTGCGGGCGGCGCTCGTCTTTCCACCTGGTCTCCCAGCTCCGCACGGCGGCTTTCCAGTCCTTCATGTGGTTTTTCCCCACCATCCAGCCCTTTTGCTCGTAAAAGGCTACAAAGCGCTCTGCGTTGACGTGATACCCATGCGCCTGCACATAGGCGGACACATCATCAGCGGATGGCGGTGTGAAGCGCGCCGCGCGTGTATCACTCACACCGTTAGGTGGGAGTGATATATCTTTGGTTTTGTCTTTGGTTTTGGTTTTGTCTTTGGTTTGGTACGTTTCGTATACGGTCGTATTCGTTCGTATACCATCGTATACGGTCGTACCCTCCTGCCGTGCATATCGTTTCTCTATGTTGCGCTGGTTCTTTGCGCATCGCTCGTCATACGCTGCTTTCGCCCTGTTTATATCGTCCGCAATGAAATCAAATGCGATCGACTCCCGTCCCGTAAGTTCCTCCGTCTCTCCGGTCTCGCCATATTCCAGCAAAGCCCGTACAAGCCGACCTACCTCTTGATCTGAAAGTTTCTCTAATTTCTTGCGATAACTGTAATAAAAGGGAATGTACTCAAGAGCCACTATGCGCCACCTCTCAATCCTTCGGGTATGCGCCAATAATGTACATAATCCGCTCTGGATCAAAGCCGTAATTTACTGTGTAAGTCTTGCCTTTCTCCACAAGTTCAGCGGGTATCTCCAAGTGATACCCCCATAACACGTCGCAGTCTTCGCGCTTCTCGCCAAACTGTATAGCGCATGCAGCGTAATGCGCGTCAAGAGCACGCCTATATTTGTCTATGACTGCCAGCCGTTCCCGCTGCCGCTGCACCACGTTCTGCAAATGCGTGTTCTGCCGCCGCAATGCCTTGATCTCTTCCTGCATCTTGCCCATTCACGTCACCCCCTTAGAAAGGCAAATCTGACATGTCGTCCTCGTCCATCTCCACAAACTGGCTCCTTCCGTCCGTCCGGGGCGGCATACCGTGCCCGTCCTCGTTCTTGCCGCAGAAGTGGACACGATCGACTGTCATCTCCGTCACACTGCGCCGGTTGCCGTCCCTGTCGTCGTATTCGCGGGTAGACAGTCTGCCCTCTACCGCCAGTTCCTTGCCCTTGCGGAAGTATTTACAGATCATCTCCGCCGTGCCCTGCCACGCCACGCAGTTCAGAAACAGCTTTGTCTCCCGGTCTTTCACGGTCTCGCTCCACGCCACGCGGAAGCTACACACCGCCGTACCATTCTGGGTTCTCCGCATCTCAGGTGAATTAACTAAACGCCCCTGCAAAATCATTCTATTGATTGCCATTTCCATACTCCTTCATCTTTTGATAATATGTCGTTTTCGCTATACCAAACTCTCTGCATACGTCAGAAACCTTTGTGCCCATATCTCGCAAAGATTTCATAGCCTCCACATCCACGCGCTTATAAGAAGGGTGGTTAGATTTATCAGAAAACCTTAATTTTGCGCACTCCGATAGTTTGTTTTTTGTTGCCACGCTTCTGGATGCTCCAGTGTGGTGAAAAATGGTATGGGCAGATCGTGTCATCAAACATAGGTTTTCTATTCTGTTATCAGTTTTGTCCCCATTAAGATGATGTACACAACAATTGTCAGGTATCCGTGTACCTGTTTCATGTTCCCACACAGCAATATGCTCCATCACATACCCTTTTTTGTCTGCACGAGGGTTCCCTTTGTCCAATATTTGCCTGTACCCTTTCTTGGTCATTGAAACGCCGCCTTTCCACGTAGGCGACCTTTCGCCGGTTTTTGCTTCAGCCCTGTTTAGACTTTCCATCTCTTTAGTACGTCGCAACCCAAGTTTATAAGCTTTTTTGTAGATGGACTGGCGGCTTTTTTGAGGGAACAATTCGGCTAATTGGGAATTTGTCATTTTGTTGTATTTGGAAACTAAAGTTTCTGTTTCTTCCTTCGTCCAATGGTTCACCAATTATCCCTCCTTATAAGTAACTTTTTCCAAATTCTCGCCGGAAGTCCTCTTCCGTCCAGCCCTGCTCCTGCATGGCCTTGAGCTGGCCGTACCGCCGCAGCCTGCGCATTTGTTCGCCGCTGCGGTGTACGGCTGTCTTTCCGTTCCTGTGGCACCTGTTGCCGCACAGGTACACCACCAGACCGTATTTCTCGCTCTTCTTGCGGTTCGCGCCGCCCAGCAGATGATGTTTCTCTAACGGATCGCCGGGGTCATTCCTGCCACACAAAAAGCATCTCTTACTCTCCATGCGCTTCCTCCGTCCCGTCCCACTCGTATTCCGGGCAGCTGTGAATGGCGTAGCTGTGCATGATGCCCGCCTTGCGTCCTCCCTTTCTCTTCACCGTAGGAGTAGCGTCCCATCCGGGAACCGGCTCCGGGTCTTTCATCGACCAGCTACAGTCGCCACAGCACTTCCTGCACGTCCAGCAGGGCTGTATGTGCAGCTTGTTCATGTACTCACCTCTCCCCACCGGCTCACCAGCGCGTCCAGCTCTGCCGGAGTCATCGTCTCAATACCTACCGCCTTACAGTCCTCCACAATGGCGTCTATCAGCCGCGACATCTGCTCCGTGTCGTAGGTGCTGCTTCCGTACCATACCGTCACGTTCACGCAGCCCTTTAGCTTGCTTGCGCCCTTGTCGGCCATCCAGCCCAGACCGTTACGCTCCCAGCCCTTACAAAACGCATCCGCCGCCTTTTCCCGCAGGCAAAGCACCTCGCTCACGCCGCCGATGTTCCGTATCTCCTGCCGGTACACCTCTTGCTTGGAGATGCCGTAGTGTGCCGCCAGCCTGTCCAGCAGCACCCAGCAATAGGCATTGGCGTCCAGGCTCCGGCCTTTGCCCTTGATGGTCACGTTGTACTCCTTGCCGGGCTTCATGGCGTCGCACACGTCCATAGCGGTCTGCGGCGACTTCACACGCAGCGCCAGCCACGCGCCATCACTGTCCTGCTGCCACCGTGCGCCATCGACTGTCACCTGCTGCATATTACTTCTCCTTCTTCATCGCGGCCTTAATGCACTTGGCACACAGCGTCCTGCCCAGCCGCCCGGAGCTGTACTTGGCAATGTCCGCGCTGTCCCAGATGGTGCCGTCTCGCTTTGTAGTGGCGGTGATAGGCAATCCGCAGTCCTGGCAGTAAATGACCTCCATTGTGCCATTTTTTACAGGCTTCTGCTCCTGCCGCTTTGCCTCGTCCGTGTCCGCGTCCTTCGTGTCGTCGATGCAGAACAGGCCGTTCAGCGCGTACTTCCTGGCGTAGCTGGATGCCATGCCGGTGATCTGGCTGTCATCCATGCCCTTCTTGTCCTGCGGCTCTCTGGCGTATGCGTCCGCTTCCACAACACCGTCGCTCTCCTGATCGGCAAGCGTGGCCGTAGCAACAACGTAAAACCGACCGGAAATCTCACGAACCGTGTCATTCAAAATAAGCGTGGCATTGTTCTTGATGCACAGCGGCTTTACCGCCTCCAGAATGTCCTCGCAACTGCGGTAATTGTACTTAGCAAAGCTGTTGTACTGCCCCTTTGGTGCCTTCAGCTCCCGTTGGATCGCCGCCAGCTTTCCGTATATGTTCAGTCCCATCACTTCACCCCCATGTTCATCCGCTCGGCGATCTCCGCACCGTCCACCGCAACACCGGCTTTCAGCAGCGGGGCAATGTCGCTCTTGGCCACCGTGGGCGAGGTATACGTCACCTTGCCGTCATAGCCGTTGTCCATGCACCACCGCACCAGCTCCTCCATGTTGGTTATCTCCACCGCCGTACTCTTGCGGTAGGTAACGGAACACTTCGCCGTCTGGAAGGGGTGCCCGTCCAGCGCCCGGTCAACGTAGTCCCGCAGCCTGTCACGCTTGCGCTCCATCGTGCGGCGGCGCTCCGCCAATTCCTTTTCCTCGTCCCTGATGGCCTTTGCCTCCGCGTCCAGGCTCTTGGACCAGCACACCATGTTCTCGATCTTGTGCTCCCTGTCCATCTGCAACTGCTCGAAAGCATCGTAGTCCAGCAGTTCCCCGGTCTCCGGGTCGATCAGCGCCTCCAGCGCCTGGTCAATGTGGTATAAACTCAAGCTCATTTCTTTTCCTCCCATGCGTCCACCGTTCGGATGCACACATCGCACCCAACGGTCTCGCCGTAAATATTCTTGTACAGGGTATCTGTTTCCTCGCCGCACACCGGGCATCGCGGCGCCTTGTAGGGCTTCGGTTCCACCCGCGGCTCCTTGTAGTCAAACACGCTCATACCGGCCTCCCCGCCGATTTCAGCACTTCCCGCATAGGCTTCCGCGCCTTGAGGATGGACATAGCCCGCGCCGTCTCCCGCCTGTATTGCCGCCACAGGTCGCTCAACTCGTCGCTCTGGTAATATCCGTTCCCGTCGTTGCAGATCATCACTCCCTGCGTCTTTGCCTCGGCCACGGCCTTTCGCATCTTCCGGTCGGTGGTGTGCAGCGCCGCCGCCAGGTCTTCCCGGCTGATGGCATTCCTGCGCCCCTTTGGGATCAGACAGGCGATCCGCTCCGTCTCCGCCGTCCGCATGGGCAATTCCGCTTTCTCTTCCTCGCCGAACAGATACGCCCTGCTGGCCCGCAGCGCCGCCTCCAGCGCTGTCATGACCTCCTCCGTGGGCAGGCACACGCCGTTTTCAAACCGGCTCACCATGCTCACGTCCATCCGTGGGTCTGCCAGCTTCAGAATGCCGCTGACCGCCTCCTGCGTCAGCCCCAGTTCTAGCCGCCTCTCCTTCAATCGGTTCATTTCTGTACCTCCACCCATTGGCCGTTCTTAACGGTGTACCACACGCCGGGTTTCAGCGTTTCACCATCCACGATGCCAGAAAGGATGGCGGCGATCTCTCCATTATCCCTACGCTCTACGCAGACAATAGCGTTGCCGATATCGCCCATAACGCGGCCAAAAAAGCCGGTTGTCATAGCCACACAGTATTTGCCGGTGGCGGATGCTGCGCCACTCCAGCCGGTGGCGGATGCTGCGCCACTATCGCCGGTGGCATATGCTGCGCCCCTCTCGCCGGTGGCGGATGCTGCGCCACTCCAGCCGGTGGCGGATGCTGCGCCACTATCG